GATGACCCATCTACACCTGACGTAAATGAAGCTTACAAGTCTGGTAAAGCACCTAAGAAAAAAGCAGCACCAAAAAAGAAAGCTGCACCAAAGAAAAAAGCAGTAGCTAAAAAGAAAACAACTAAAAAAGGAGCAAAATAATGCCAGGTAAAATGATGAAAAAACCCATGTATGGTCATGGTAAAAAAACCAAAATGAAAAAATATGCTATGGGCAAATCTATCGAAATGGGTAAAAGACCTGGAATGATGGGTGGCAAAGGCACTAGCAAAATGGTAGAAATGGAACAAGATAAAGTTAAAAGACTTTATGGCGGTGGTAAAACTAAGTAACCATGGGCAGAGCAAAGAAAGACTCTCGTCTTAAACGAGCAGGTGTTTCTGGTTATAACAAACCCAAGCGTACTCCAAATCATCCAAAAAAATCTCATATAGTTGTTGCCAAAGAAGGTAACAAAGTCAAAACCATTCGGTTCGGACAAAAAGGTGCAAAGACAGCAGGTAAACCCAAAAAGGGTGAGTCTGCTCGTATGAAAGCAAAACGTAAATCTTTTAAAGCACGACATGGTAAAAACATTAGAAAAGGAAAAATGTCAGCAGCATATTGGGCGGATAAAGTAAAATGGTAATGTCGAGAGCAAACTTTAGTAAAATGACTAGGAGTGCTCCAGCAAAAGGAACTAAAATGAAAAAAATACCAGAAGGCAAAAAAGGCAAAGGTTTAAGACAGTTGCCTAAATCTGTGCGTAACAAAATGGGTTTTATGAAAACTGGTGGTTTGACCAAAGCTCAAGAAAAAAAATTAAAGAAACATTCAAAACATCATAGTGCAAAACATATGAGTGCAATGAAAAAAGACATGAAAGCAGGAAAGTCTTTTAACCAAGCTCACAATAAAGCTATGAAAAAAGTAGGTAAGTAATGGCAACTAGCGGAACAACTACATTTACATTAGACCTTGGCGATATCATGGAAGAAGCTTATGATCTTGCTGGTCTTGAGATGCGTAGTGGCTACGATTATCGTAGTGCCAAGAGATCGCTTGATTTAATTTTTCTTGAATGGCAGAACAAAGGTCTTAATTTGTTTACAGTTGTTACTGGCACACAAACTTTAACAGAAGGTCAGGCATCATATCCTTTGCCAGCAGATGCATTAGAAGTTATAGATGTATCCTTACGAACAGACTCAGGAGATGTAGATAATCAAAAAGACACCAGGTTAACTAGAATATCTAGAACACAATATAGCCATATAGCTAACAAACTACTAAAGTCTAGACCTACACAGTTTTATGTACAAAAGTCTAGTTCAGCTAACAATTTAGTATTATGGGCTACTCCTGATAATGCAGAAACTTATACATTAGTGTATGACTATATAGCTAGAATAGAAGATACAGGTAAGCCAGCATCTAATAATGCTGATATACCAATTAGTTACTTGCCATGTTTAACATATGCTTTAGCATACAGTATTGCTTGCAAAAGACCGCAATCAAATGAAAGAGTACCTATGCTAAGAATGAGATATGATGAGCTGTGGAATGAAGTAGCAGATTCACAAAGAGAAAGGTCTAATTTAAAATTAGCACCTAACTTAAGGATTTATTAATGGCGTATGCAAAAGGATCAAAAGCTTTAGGTGAGTGCGATAGATGCGGATTTACTTATTTATTAAATGAACTAAAGTATGAAGTGCAAAACGAAACTAGAAATGGTTTGCGTGTATGTTCTTCTTGTCTAGACCCAGACAATCCACAATATCAATTAGGTAGAGATGTTGTAGCTGATCCACAAGCATTGTTTGATCCAAGACCAGATAGAGGGGACTTTAGAAGTCTATATACAGTAGCAGTATTTACTCAACCAATAGAAAGTAAAGTAGGGAGTGTAACAGTAACAACATCATGAGTTTCACATATACAAGTTTAAAACAAGCTATACAAGATTACACAAACAATACTGAAACATTATTTGTTAACAATCTTGATCGGTTTATACAACAATCAGAAGAAAGAATATTTAAGAATGTAAACTTACCTGCATTTAAAAAGAATGTAACAGGTACATCTACAGCAGGTAATGAATTTCTTTCTACACCATCAGACTTTATGGCTCCATTTTCTTTAGCTGTCGATAATTCTGGTTTAGAACATTTAATGTTTAGAGACTTGCCATTTATTAGAACAGCATATCCTGATGGTAATACACAGGGAGTGCCAAAGTATTATTCATTGTTTGATGAAGATTCAATAATTATGGCACCAACACCTAATAATAATTTTAGGTTTGAGCTTAGTTATTTTTACAGACCAGACTCTATTACTGTTACCTCAGACGGAACATCATGGTTAGGAACAAACGCACCTAACGCATTGTTATATGGAGCTTTAGTAGAAGCTTATACATTTATGAAAGGTTCACCAGATATAATGCAAAACTACCAACAAAGATTTGAGGCTGCAATAGATAGACTTAAGAATGTTGGAGAAGGTAAAGATACTAAAGATAACTTTAGATCAGGACCAGTTAGAAGGAGACCTAATTAATGTTACAAACACAAACAGAAGTAATGGATGTACAAGTATCCACAACAAATAACAGAGGACATGATCCTCAGTTTTGGGTAGACAGAGTTATGGAAAGATTACTTTCTGTAAGCGAGAATGCTGATCCTATGGTAAAAGAGCAAGCAAAAGCTTTTAAAGATAGCATTCAAGCATTATTATTATTTTATATAAAACAAGCAATTCAAAGTGATAGAGCTACTGTTGCAGGATTGTTAGATAAACAAGGTCATAAAGATATGGCTGATATTATAAGGAGACTTTAAATGGCTATAGTACAAGCAATGTGTAACTCGTTTAAGCAAGAAATCTTAACAGCTACGCACAATTTTTCAGCAGGTACGCATAACTTTAAATTAGCATTGTACACAAGCTCTGCTACTTTAGGTGCAACTACAACTGTATATTCTGTTACTAATGAGGTAGCAGGTACAGGATACGCAGCAGGCGGTGGTGCATTAACAAGCGTAACTCCTGTATTAGATGGCTCAACTGCTGTTTGTGATTTTAATGATCTTACTTTTGGTAGTTCAACGATTACAGCTAATGGAGCATTAATATATAACACAAGTGCAGCTAACAAAGCAGTTTGTGTTCTTGCATTTGGTACAGATAAAAGCAGTACAGCAGGAGACTTTACAATTCAGTTTCCTCCAGCAGATGCTGCCAATGCGATTATAAGGATTGCATAGTGGCAGATGTAACTGTATTAGTTGGAAGTAACTTAGGTACTAGCCAACTAGGAGTTGTTTCTAAATTACCAATAGAAGTAAATTTAGCTGGTGCATCAGCATTAGTAAACTTTACAACTTCAAATGTAATATCAGGAACAGGAATTACAGTTATACCAACAGGCGTAAGCGGAACAGGAAATGTAACAACGCCTTTAATATGGCAAACAATTAACGATACACAAAACCCTAACTGGACAATAATACCGAACTAACATGGCAACTTTTGTAAACAATTTAAGATTAAAAGAAATAAATACTGGTGACGAGTCAGGTACCTGGGGTGCTTCGACTAATACTAACCTTGAGTTAATAGGTGCAGCTCTTGGTTATGGCACTAAAAATATGTCAGCAGATAGCAATACTACTTTTACTATGCCTGACTTTTCAAATGATGGCGTTAGATCAATGCATCTTAAAATTACATCAGGAGTAGCTTTAACTGCTACAAGAGAAGTAACACTAGGACCAAACACAGTTTCAAAGTTTTGGATTGTAGAAAATGCTACAACAGGCGGGCAATCCTTAACACTTAAGCAAGGAAGCGGAAGTACAGTCAGCGTGCCTAATGGTGGTAGCGTTGCAATATACACAGAAGGATCAGGTGCTGGAGCTGGCGTTAAAGATTCACTAGCTAATATTAATATTACAGGTACAGGAGTATTTACAAACCTTACAGCAGCTTCTGCTGATATTAATGGCGGAACAATAGATGGTGCAGCATTAGGTTCATCAGTAGCACTAACAGCACTTACACTAGCTGGTAATTTAGATGTGTCTGGAGGAACAATAAAACTAGATGGATCATTCCCAATAGGAATAGGTAATGTTGTTATGGGTGAAGAAGCTGGTGATGCATTTACTGGTTCTAATTTATACAACGTAGCTATAGGTTATAGAGCATTAAAAAATTCAACATCAGGTTCAGGAAATGTTGCTGTAGGATCAAATGCTTTAGAAAACAATACAGTTATTGGTAACATGGCTTTTGGAACCGCAGCTTTAAATTTAAACACAACAGGTAATTTAAACACAGCAGTAGGTTTGCAATCTCAAGCAATGAATCTTGTTGGGCAATCAAACACATCATTAGGTTATCACTCATTGGAAGCTAATCTTAGTGATAACAATATAGCTATAGGTACAGAAGCATTAACTGCAAGTACAACAGGAAGCAGAAACATAGCTATGGGAGCTCATGTTTTAAGAGCTACTCAAGTATCATCAGACGTTATAGGTATAGGTTATAAAACTTTAGATCAAGTCTTAACTGGAAATAGCACAGTAGATTTTGGTAATAATCAATATCTATTAGCAGCTTCAAATGGTTCATCTACTATTACAGTAACCATGCCAGATAATTTAACTGCTGAAATGAAAAACTTAAAAGTTGGTGATGGCTTTCAAATATTTGGTAATTATCAAGGCGGTATCGGTAAACCTACTCTTGGAGGTAATATTGATGCTATTGTTTTAACTGGATCAAATACAACCTTTAGTAACAAAATACACACTATTACTTCTATTATAGGTGGAGATACAGGTAATCAATTTACATTTACAGCAACCGATTCAGGAGGTGCACCTGTATTAGCAAATGCGTTAGATACTGGAGATGGTGACGATGGTTCTGGATATAACTTAAATGCAACTCAATACAATAATATTGCTATAGGTAACTTTAATATGACTGCTGCAACATCAGCAGCTTTTAATACAGTAATAGGAAATAGAGCAGGAAGAAGCTTAACATCAGGTTATTGGAATACTTTAATAGGTCATGCTGCTGGTGAAAAAATAACCAACGATCAACGAAATACCATGATAGGTCAATATGCTGGTAACAGAAATGAATCAAGCTTTAACACTTATCTAGGTCCTTTCAATGGAATGAATCATACCGCATCAACTGGACAGAATATAGCAATAGGTTCAGGAGCTTATGGAGGTCAAACTGGTAACTTAAATATTAATATTGGTTTAAGCAATATGTTGGTAGGCGGAGACTTTTCCAGAAATATGTGTATTGGTTATTATTCAGCATATACTTTAGGAGGAGACTCTACAGGAACAGGTGCATTTAATTCTGATAATACTTTAGTTGGATATTTTTCTGGAGGTTATTTATTAAATCAAGATGCTATAAAAAATGTTGCTATGGGTGTGCACGCTTTAAGAGGAGACCCAAGTTTAAATTATATAGCAACTCCTTTAGGTCCAGGCTTTAATGTAAAAGAATGTGTTGCAATAGGATGGGAAGCTTTTTCATCAGCAACAGGAAGTAATGGAGACTATGCTACTGCTGTAGGACATAGAGCACTTCATGTTAATAATGGTCCATATAATACAGCTATAGGTTATGATGCTGGATTAACTAATACTACAGGTCAATTTAATACGCTTCTTGGTGCTTTAGCAGGAAAACTTTTAAATAACACAACAGCTAACTGTGCAGTAGGATATGCAGCCTTATCAGCTTCAAATGGCGGTAGTGGAGAAAATACAGCTATTGGAGCTTTATGTTCTGCTAATTTAACTACAGGATCATTTAATGTAGCTAATGGCACATATGCACTTTCTGCTAATTTAACAGGAAACAACAACGTATCTATAGGACATAGATCGCTTGATGCACACTTAGGTAATAATTGTGTTGCAGTTGGTAAAGATGCAGGTACAAATCAGACCACATCAGATAATACTATATCTATTGGATATAATGCCCAGCCTTCAACAATAACAGTTGATAATGAAATAACATTAGGAGATGCAAACATTACTGCTTTAAGATGTAATGTCACAACTATATCATCCCTATCAGATATAAGAGATAAGTCTAATATAGAAGATTTACCAATAGGTTTGGAGTTTGTAAATGCACTTAATCCTGTTAAGTTTGATTGGTCAAGAAGAGATGGTTCTATGGAAGGAGCTAAAGATATAGGATTTATAGCTCAAGACTTAGACAATGTGCAAGAAAACTTTAACATTGCAGATTATGCAAACTTAGTATTGAAAGAAAATCCTGATAAGTTAGAAGCTTCATATGGTAAATTAGTTCCTGTATTAGTAAAAGCAATACAAGAATTATCAGCAGAAGTAGCAGAACTTAAGGAGAAATTATAATGAGTCATGTTTATAAAGCTATACCATCAGTAGAAGAAAATACAAATAATGTAATGGTCTGGGAATTGTTTGCAATATTTTCTGCACCAGGAGCTGAACAAGAATATTATTTTATGTACGATTGTAAAGTAAACAATAATGTAAAACCTTTGAATCAATGGACTAAAGAACAGATAGAAGCTTTATTTCCAGATGATGCTTTTGCAAATAATTTTAGTAGATATGTCTCTGCAAAAAATGCTGGACAAAATTCTGTAGGTCCTGACGATTCATTTGATATCAATTCTCTATAATTATGCTATCATAAATGTTTTATTTATAAGGAGAAATTATGGCTGAGAATGCACAACAACAACAGGAAATACCTGTAGAAGTTCAAAAAGAATATTTTGAAAAACAATTAGAAGATTTAAAAAGTAAAGAAGAACAGCTTTACTTTCAACTAGATCAAGTACAAAGTGCTAAACTTGTATTTGCAAATAGATTGGATCAAATCGCAAAAGAGGAAAGTCCAATCGTTAAACCAAAGGAGTAATCTATGGAAATGTTATTTAACTTAATAGCTATTGTTACAGCAGTTGTAACTGTTAGCTCAATAGTGGCAGCACTCACACCAACCCCAAAGGATGATGTGTGGATTGGTAAGCTATATAAGCTTATTGATTTGCTAGCTCTTAACGTAGGTAAAGCGAAGGATAAATAACTATGGCTGCAACAGTAAAAGAAACATTGGCTAGAATTGAAGCCCACGAAAAAGAGTGTGCTGCAAATTACAAGCGAATAGAAAAAAGATTTGATGATGGCTCTAAACGATTTGATAAACTTGATAATCGTATTATGGCACTTTATCCTTTTATTGTTGCAACTGTATTAGGTGCTGCTTACTTATTTAATTTACAGTAATGTCAAGAGCAAAGAAAAATAAATCAAGAGTCAATGAAGCAGGAAACTACACAAAACCAGGATTAAGAAAACGAATATTTAATAGAATTAAATCTGGTGGCAAAGGTGGTAAGCCTGGACAATGGTCGGCTCGTAAAGCACAGATGCTTGCCAAAGCATACAAAAAAGCAGGTGGAGGCTATAAGTAATGGCTAAAGCTGCATCACAAAAAAGTTTAGACAAATGGACTAAACAAAAATGGACTACACCTAGCGGTAAAAAATCTTCTGAAACAGGAGAAGTATATGCTCCTAAAAAAACTATAGAAAGATTAAAGTCCACACCAAAAGGCAGAAGCAAGTTAGCTAGAGCAAACAAAAAGAAAAGAGCTGCAACTAGAGCAGGTAAACAGCACGCAAGACATGGATTGCATAAAGGCAAGAAAAGATAATGGCAGAAGTATCATCAATAACAAGAGTAGGAACATCAGAGCCTTTTGAGCTTCAAATTTCAAGGGGTCAGATTTCTTTTCATAAAAAAATATTTAAATTTGGGTTTAATCCTGATGTTGATAATTCTTTAGAAACCATATGGGCTCAAGGTGGCTTGTATTCTTATCTATCTACAGCAACTACCCTTTATATTTCGAGTTCATCTACAGCTGATGATGTTGCAGGAACAGGAGCAAGAACTGCTACTGTTTCAGGGCTAGATGCTAATTATGATGAAGTTTCAGTTACTGTCGATTTAGACGGACAAAACGGAGTGCAATTAGGTTTAGCCTCTAATTGGATAAGAGTAAACAGAATAAGTGTTAATACCGCAGGTAGCGGTGGACAAAACGCAGGTGTTATTTATGTGGGTGATGAGGCATCCCCTACTAGTGGTGTGCCTAGCAATAAATACGCAACTGTAGCTATAGGTGACAACCAAACACTTATGGCTTTATGGACAGTACCAAGAGGTTATACCGCTTATGTATTACAGACAGATGTTACTGCTGCGACAACACAAAATAATAAATATGCAACAGTTCATTTTGTTGCTAGAGAAAATGGCGGTGTCTTTCAAGTACAAGATAAATTTGTAAAATCAGAAAGTTCACACCATCAACGATATCACATACCTTTAAAGTTTGAAGAAAAAACTGATTTAGAATTTAGATGTATAGGAGATTCTTTAGGAGCAGATATTGCATTATCAGCAAGTATGGATATTATTTATATAGAAAATAGACCTTTTCCAGAATAATGTACGAATATAAATGTGAAGTTACAAGAGTAGTAGACGGAGATACTATTGACGTTATTATAGATTGTGGCTTTTCAATACTTCATAAAACAAGAGTTAGACTTTATGGAATAGATACTCCAGAGTCTAGGACTAGAGATAAAGATGAAAAAGTTAGAGGCAAAATGGCAGCTAAGTTTTTACAATCTTCTATTGATGATGGTAAAAGCCATGTCATAAGAACTAAACTTAGAGACTCTAAAGGTAAGTTTTGTAGAGTCTTAGTTGAAATTATTGTTTATGAAAATAATTGGTTGTAGCGATCGTAAATTTTGTGTCTCCA